TAAGAACTCTTTATCTTGACAGGATTCTGTAGGATGGGGAGTTCTTTTTTGTAGTTATATTGGATCTCAATATAATCTGCATAGATGATGACACTGCGGACGAGGGATGAGAGCAAAATACTCTTGTACTTGTCCGCTTTTTTTATTTGCTGGGAAATGGACCAGAAAAAGAATTCAATATGTTTTTCGGTTAATTGAGGAATCCTGCTCATCAATTCTTCCCTCCTGATATCGTCATTTAAGGTTTGGAGCTGTTTTTCGTAGTCCTGAATATGATTTGTCACGGTCTGACTAATAAGGCCCTCTTCGATGGCTTTTATGCAGTTTTGGAGTTTCCTTGAAATGTCTGCCTTTTGATTTTGGAGCGATTGCAGCACAAGGGATGGCCCTTGTTCTTTTTGAGCGCTGATAGCTTGCTTTGCAATGGCTTTGATTGCGTCTTGATTGCTGAGAAGCTGAGTGGTCGTATCACAGATAAGGTCTTCGAGCTTATCCGCACGGATCGCCTTTGTAGTGCATCCTTTTCTCTTGAGATGGTTTCCGCAATCGTAATAATGATAGACGCGCTGCATCTTCGAGGTCCCTGCCGTGCCAACCATGCTTCCGCCGCATTGACCGCAAAATAGCCGTCCGGTCAACAGATAGTTTTCACCGCGTGACTTTGCAATACATTTCTTTTTCGCTTTCGTGATTTCCTGGACTTTTTGCCATTCTTCAGGATTGACAATGGCTGGAATCGCATTCGGCTTTTTAATGCCATTCCAAAGAAAGGTGCCAATGTATCTTTCGTTCTTCAAGATGGTATTAAGGCTCGTGCGGCCAAAAGGTCTCCCAAAAGCCGTCCGGCATCCGGCGGCGTTAAGCTCGCGAATGATTGATGCTGGTTGCCTTCCTTCCAGGGCCATTTGATATATCCATCGCACAGTCTTTGCTGCCGGATCATCGATGATAAGATGGTGCGCCACGTCGAGCTTATACCCGAGCGGCACGGTCCCGCCTGGCCACTTGCATTCCAGGGCATTCTCCGTCATTCCGCGCATGACGTTTTCAGCAAGCTCTGCAGAATAGTATTCCGCCATGCCTTCAATGACTGATTCCAAAAGGATGCCGCTCGGATCATCAGCGATGTTTTCCATGGCGCTTACAACCTTAACGCCGTATTTCTTCAGCTTATGCTTGTACTTTGCGCTGTCATAGCGGTTTCTGGCGAAGCGATTGAGCTTGTAGACGAGGACAGTGTCAAAGGCTTGTGTAGCCGCGGCCTGAATCATCATCTGAAATTCTGGGCGTTGGTCACTGCGACCAGAAAGGGCCCTGTCGGCGTAAACATGTAGGATGGTCATACCGTTTCTTTTGGCGTAGTCTTCGCATACACGCAGCTGGCCCTCAATGGACTCCTCGCGCTGGCGGTCTGAAGAGTACCGAGCATAAATGACAGCCTTTGTTGTATTTTCAATAGTGGTGTTTTTTTGCATAATAATAGCCTCCTTCTATGGCTAGATGGAGGCCGACGTGATATACTATTAGCATAGTCGACCTCCTGTGGTGGATGGTTTAGACTGTTGCAGCGGTACTGGTAATACCTGCTGCGCGTCCCTCATCGTGTTCCTGCACGGTGGGGGATTTTTTTATAGAAATTTGCAATGCCCAGTTACGGACTTATGATCTTTTCTTAATTGATTTCAGGGGATTTTAATTCAAGGAGTTTAAGAGATTCCCTGTATTCTTCTGCTTTTGGAATTTCTATAAAGGTCACAGCTTTATCGTATTTTTCTTTAACCAGTTTCTCTATGTTAGACAATGTTACCTTAAAGAATTCTTTTCTATGATTTACTTTATTGACTTCTAAATTCCTAAATTCTTGATGTAACAAAGCTTCGAGCGCAGGGGCGTCATCTGAGAAGATAAGTGCATGGACATCAAAATCAAAGGGGACCGAAGCGCTGCTTAACTCCTTGATCCGGTCTAAAGGTTCAAGACGGCGGGTCATGCCAATCTTGAAGATGTTTTCACCGAAAGAACCAATGTTGGAAATGATATATACATAGCCGGCCTTCGCATTTGCTTCACGCTGATTGATGTTTTCTTTATCTTTAGACAGTTGTTCAAGCTTTTCATTGAGTTCCCTAATTTTATCAATGTAAAGCTGCTTTTCAGCGTCCATAGAACTATTCTGTAGATACTTCATGGTTCGTTCTATTTCATGTTTGAATTGATTTTCATCTTTCTCAATTTTCTTCCTAGCCATCTCTAATTCGTGGCGAACCTTTTCTTCTTCTCGCAGTTGTTCCTTTTGGACCTGGAGCAGTTCTTTTTCTTCTTGCAACTTCTTCTGGTATGCATAGAAGCATGTCATTCTTAACAGCTTTAACTCCAAAAATTCTTTAGAAAGTTGAACGTTATCAATGGCAAAAAGTTTGTTGTGAGCTTCGAAAGATCGAGTAATTTTTTGCCTGATGTTGTCAAGGTTGCGAACCGTTACGCTTCTGATTAAAGATTCGGTTTCGCTGTTAAAGCTCCTAAGGAGTTGATTTTTCTGTTTCCGTAATGCACTTTGAGTAACGTCTTGAGCACCAGACGTAGTGAAAACGGCTCGATCTTCTTTTTGCAACTCCTGTTCATCGGTTGCCAAAAGAGCAAGTTTATTCTTAATCTCTGCAGATGAAATTTCTTCGTAAATAGCAGTATCGAGCTCAGGGGTAATGAGAATTTCATCAACGGACTTTTTAATTGCCTCTAAGACAGATTTTTCCTGCTTTGTTTTTGCTGCAAGTTCTTTAGAAAGGTGCTGATGCTCCTTATCTAGAATTTCTTTTCGCTGTATATATTCATTTTCCAAGTGTTTATTCTTTTGCGCATACTGATCTTCCAACTCCTTATTTTTCTCCGTATAAGAAGCTTGTAAATTCTGCAATCTTTCAGAAGCGGTTGCAATTTGCTCCTGGATATTTTCAAGCTCTATCAGTTGACTCGATTCAATACTTACATAGCGCCGGCTTCTCAAACATACAAGGATAATTGCTATAAAAAAGGGAATGATAAAAAAGGAAAAAGCACTTACGAGAACGAGAAAAAGAGGACTAAAGTAAAATGGTGCTTCTTTAAAATTTTTAAGTTTAGTAGACATAAACGGGGCCTCCTATTTGATATAAATATCCAAATCCTCGCCAACTTCACAATATTTGCTGTTTTGATGACAAGAGGATTCTATATTCTCAACATTTTCTTTGAAAAAGTCATTGCCCATGATATGGCAAACCTCATGCTTAATAGCATCCTTTTTCCCTGCATCAGAAAGGTTGTTGTTTACTATAATGGTATAGCTATCATCATAATTGGCATGGACGAGGGCGGGGATGCTGTGCGGCAAGTCTTGATATGTAACGATGATCATTCTATTTTCCTTCTTTGGCTTTGAGTCCTTCTATAATGCTTATCACAATCTTGACATCCTCAGGCTTCAAGTCCCGGGAAGCATCGAAAAGAATTCTTTGTCCTGGATTATCTTTAAGCTCCTGTGCAAGCCTAGCCGTTTCGGGATCGAGATAGTATGGCTTTTCTTGGGGCTCATCCCAGTCCAAGAGATCCGCTACCGTTGTATTCAGCGCTTCGGCAAAAGCCTTGAGTTTGGATTGAGTAAGATCGTTGACTCCAGATTCAAGCTTGGCAATTGTTGATCTGGACTTATACCCCAATCTGCGAGCTAGTTCATCTTGAGATAGACCGGCTTCTTCTCGCCTAATTCTGATTTTGTCTCCCAACGTCATGATAATCACATTCCCTTCTAAGGATAGCTATGTTTTAATTATAGTATTTTTGTTATTAAAAATCAACAAAAGTTAAAATTATAAAAATGATGTTGACATAAAATCACAAAAGTTGTATTATCGATTTGTGATTTAAAATCACTGAAAGGAGGTGCCTGAAATGACTGATACGTCTTTACTTAATGCCGCTATTGCAAAAATCGGAATTACCAAGAAAGAACTAGTAAAAGCGTTAGGACTTACATACGCTGGATTTTGGAAAAAATTAAATAACCAATCCGAATTCAAAGCAACAGAAATCAAGAGGATCCAGAGATTACTGCATTTAAGCGATGCTGAAAGAGATCATATTTTTTTTGCCCAGAATAGTGATTGAAAATCACCAAAAAGTCAAAAAGGAGGTGATGACGATGTCATTTTGGAATGACGAGAAGAAAAAAGAATTTAAGAGGCAATATGAGGAATACTGCAGCGGTTCAATGGGCCCTGAAGACAAGAAAAGATTTGAAAAACTGCTCGTGCTGCTAGCCGTACATGATTTTCAGAATAAAAACAGTCTCCCTATTTACCTCTTATGGGGATGCCTTTTAGCCCTGCTTGTAGACGCCGTGTATAAGGCCGTAATTGGTGGCGATTGGATAACACCCTTGGGCTGCTTAATTGGAGTAGTCGGTTTTGGAACCCTGTTATTTTTTATCGCTAGTATTACTCCGGATTAAGCATTTATCTACAATGCGCTTGATTAATCTAGGTAACACGTAGTAGAGGATAAAGCTTGAAATTGCATGTTTGCCAAGGATTTCATCAGTTAATTGAATGCGTTGGGAAAGGGTTTGATGGAGCGATTGTGATAAAAATTCCAATCGCGCTAAGTCCTTAGAGGGAACCCCTTTTCTCACCAAGGCCCCTTGAATCAGGATGTCATAAGAAAGCATTTGAGCACGCAGGGCATCATCAAAAATTTCGATGTAATTCAATGTATAAGGCTCAAGAAGATGAAATTGAGAGCAAGCGGTTTCAATGATTGACTGACCAAATTTCATATTCCTAATTATTTCAGCGTTTAGTTGAAGCCACCAAAGGTAATTTTGATAGGCTTGTTTATCCTCATTCACAGTTTTACGCCAATTTTTGTAAAGATATACAACTACGCTGAAAATGGCTGACCCAATACCAGTAAAAATAATTTCGAGCATTTATATGCGCCTCCTGTTGGGAAGAGTATACCACGGAGCTAAAGAGCAAAGAAAGGCGGTGCGCGCATGGAACAGCTGATTGACTATATCAGACGGTATCTGGTCGAACATCAAAACGAATATGAGGCGTGGGTAAAGGAGAAAGGAGCGCATCATGACGACGAAAGCTAAGGCAGCCATCATCGCCACGGCACTTATTACTGCAGGAATCCTGACTGCAGGAGCCATTTGGAGAGAACGAATCAAACCCGAACCCACTGACTACCTAACGTTTGAGCGGGTTGTTTACAGCGGCGACAGCTTATGGAGCTTATGTGAGAGGTACAGCGGATACGAGGATATCCAGACAATCATCATGAGAGTCAGGGAAGACAATGGAATTGAAAATCCTGGAGCATTGCAGCCGGGACAGAAAATCAAGGTCAGAGTCAGAAAGGGGAATCGGTGA